GGGGAGACGCGCCATAACTGCGCCACATGCGCCAAGCCCATCCGCTGGGCGATGGCCGTCTGCTCGGTCTGCTGGAAACTGCACGGCGTGAACGAGAAACTGCAATGATCGAAGCCAAGCGATGGCCCTGCGTCGAGGTCTGCGACCCGTCCATGAAACGCGGGCTGTTCCTCATCTGGGCCGTCTTTTCGCCCGACGATTTCGTCTACGTCGTGCATGCCAAACACATCGCGGACGGGTCGTTCGACGTGATGTCGGAAGCCGTGAAGGCCGAACGCTCAAGGCTGCCGCGGCCCGTGTCGCTGGCCGTCATGGACCAACGCGGCGGGCAGTTCATCTCCAACCGCGACCTAGAGAAGACGTTCTTCGATGAGTTCCACGAACGCGGGCTCGACTACGAGCCGTCCGTAGATACCCCCATGCAGAAGCTCCACGACTGGCTGCGCCCGGTGTGGCGCCCCGAGGTGGAGAAAGCAATTCCGAAGCTCCGGCTGACTGAGCCGGTAGCCAACATGGGCGACGGTCCGCTGACCGCGCTCCAGAGGTTCATATGGGATCCGACGCAAACGAAGTCGTGGCAGCACAAACAGAAAGCAAAGGACTGGGTGGACTGCCTCCGCTACCTGGCCGGCTTCCCGGGACTGACCTACCAGCGCCTGCAAGGGAAGATGGAGATCCCGACAGCCGGAATAGCTCAAACGTACACCGAATCGAGCCGTCGCCAGCAAAGCGGGGAAGACCTCGCCGCTCGATTATTGCGCGAGCGGGGCTTGATCCCGAATCTGTCCGACACCTACTCAATGGGGAGGCGTCGAGGCTCGGCCTTCTGATTGGGTCTACGGCCGAATTCGCGGGCTTCGTGGACGCATTCGTCGCCCGCCCGCTTATGGCCCAAGCCTACCAGCAGGCGCAACACGACATGCTTGGCACTCTTGCCGAAATGGGAGTCACCGTGAACGAACACGGCGGCATTTCCCTCTCAGACGAGCTTCTCGACACCCTGCGCCCGGTGCCCGCACCGGCACCGGACCCGTACACGGCGCCGACGACCACGTTCTCGGGCGACCTGTCCGCGTTCCGCGACCCGCCGCCGGCCGCTGCGCCGCCGCCTGCCCCCGAGGTGGACTTCGACCAGCCGATGACCCGGCGCGAAGTCGTGGCCCTTGTGCAGCGTCTGCAAGTTGGGCAAACGCCGCCGCCGTACAACCCGGCCCAGCCTCCCCCGCTGCCACCTTTCCGGTCGGAGGCCGTGCTGAACGTACTGGAAGCGCAGATCAGGGATGCTTGGAAGCGACGCGGCAGATCCTAGCCTCACGCAGGGCGACGAGCCCGCCATTCTCCAGCCTTACCCGCCGTTTCCGTTCCCCGAACTCATCGAGCCCGGGCTCGATCCCGCCATGTCGGGTATCCTCGACATGGAGGCCGCGGCGAAACTGACCGACGAGCAGATCGTCAGCCAGATCCTGAAGTCCCGGGACGAGTCCAAGCGCATGCGTAATGCGCTCGAGCCCGACTGGCGCTGGATGGAGGCGCTCTACCGCAACCGCACGTCCGAATCGCAGGGCAAGCAGTCGTGGCAGAGCGCCGTCACCTTCCAAGAGGTCTTCAACAAGATCGAGACCGCGTCGTCGCTGTTCAAGGCGGCCCTGCTGGACGCGCCAGAGTGGTTCCGGTTCCAGAAACGCCTGCCTAGCGCGGACGAGTCGCAGGTCCGGTTCATCCAGCGCGTGATGGAGCTCGTCGTCGAGGACGCGGGCTTCATTGACGAGTACGTCCAGGCGTTGAAAGATGCGCTCCTGCTGGGCTCGGGCTGCGTGCGCCTGTCTTGGGAGCAATGGACCGAGACCGCGCCGCAGTTGATCGACGTTCCGCTGTTCGATGACCCGATGCTCATGCAGTATCTGGCCGCGCAGGGGCAACCGGTCACCCGCAAGATCGTCTCGCCGTCGCCCCGGCTTCGCGCTGGCATCAAGGCGCACCACGTCCCCATCTGGTCGGTCTACCCAGACCCGTTCTGCGACCATGCCATGACTGGGAAGTTCTTCATCGAGGAGTCGATGATGGACGACGCGGACGTGGACGACGGCTTTGCCTGCGGGAAGTTCCGGCCGGAAGCCAAAGAAAAGATGGGCGAGCCCGTCTACTCGCGTTACGAGAAGGACGAGCGGTATCGGAACACCGAACTGTTCGACACCCGCGATGCCAAGCGCAAGCGGCACCTGATCACCGAGTATTGGGGCGACATTCGCGACGAGAGCGGCAAGGTCGTCATCAAGAACTGGCGCGTCACGCTTGGGAACGAGCGCAGCATCCTGCGGATCGGCCGCAACCCGTTCTGGTCGGGCTTCTTCCCGTATGTCTGGACGGTGCCGGTGCGCTGGGCGGGCCGCCCGTGGGGCCGGTCGATCTCGTTCCCCGCTGCGAACAAGCAGGAAGCGTACAACAAAGTCGTCAATCTGATGATCGACAACTTCATGTACAGCGTCCTGCAGGCGTTCACCTACGACACGACCTCGGCCATGAGCGGCTCGGACATCGGCAGCATCGAGCCCGGCAAGGTCTACAAGGGGCGCGGGTCGGACTTCATCAAGCCGCTGCAGTTCAACGCGAACATCCAGCAGGGCTACCCGATTCTGAACCTGTTCTCGCAGGGCATCGACGAGGACATGCGGATCAACGAGTTCGCCGAAGGGGCGCCCACCTCCCGCGGCCGGCCCACCAAGTTTGAGATCCAGCAAAAGACCGGGCGGTCCGACGCCATCATCACGAACCTCGCCCGCGACCTCGAGCGCCACGACCTCGAGCCCGCGCTGCGGATGATGTTCGAGATGTACTGGCAGTACGGCGGCGACCTGTCGAACCCGGCGCTGAAGGAACTGGTGCAGGCGTGGGCCGGACCGATGGAATACATGTCGGACGAGATGCGCCTCCAGATGCTGGCGCAGGAGTTCGACATCCAGGTCAAGGGCATCTCGGGCGTGTTTGGCCGGGACGACTTGATCAACAAGATGCAGCAGGCGTTCCAGTTGCTGCAATCCATCCCGGCGCCGCCTCAGACGCTCGTCGCGATGACCTACCAGATCATCCAAGCGATGGGCTTGGATCCGCAGTTCAACCTCTGGATGCCCAAGAGTCCAGAAGAGTTCGTCCAGATGCAGCAGTTGGCCGCAATGAACCAACAGCAGCAGATGGCAGACGGTGGGGTGCCACCCGCAGGCGGGCAATCTCGGAGTGCGGGGCCAGCAGGCGGGCCTTCCCCGGCACCCGCACCACCTCAAGGACCGCCCCCCCCCGGGGGCATGTAACCGGCCGCCACGCCGCCGAATGAAGGTGCGGATGGAAGGGTGCGGATAGCCCCCTAGAAGGAGAGAGACATGGCGAACCGTCCGTTGTGGGCAAAGAAGCAGAGCGTTTTCACGGGTGCAGTCGGCACCAAGGTGGCGAGCTTTTCCACCGAGCTTACCGGCACCACCATCCAGAGCGTCGTCGCTGCGGTCAGCGGCAAGAAGATCCGCGTTCGTGCGTTCAACATCAACGCGATGGTGAGCGTCGTGCTTGCCGCGGCGAGCGGCCCGAGCATCGCGCTGGTGGACAGCACCTACCAGACCGGCGTGCTGTACCAGCTCACCAGCTTCGGCAAGACCGCCGCGATCACGACCGTGCCCTTCTCGACGGGGCTGGTCATCCTGCCGCTCGACGGCGCGGTCCGCGAGACCACGGCCGGCAACGCGCTCAAGATCGCGCAGTCGGTGGACCTGTCCACGGGCGTCATCGCCGTGTCGGGCACCGTCTACTACGACGAGATTTGATCCATGCGGGGTTTCATTCTGGCGGCGGGGCTTCTCCTCGCCGCCGCCCCCGCGTGGGGACAGACCGCGAACAACCCGTACTTCACCCGCGAGCAGCAGGGCGGCAGCGTCGTCTCGGGGCAGGTCACCTGCGCCTCGACCTCGACCTCGGTGTACACCGGCAACGGCGACGCTCGCGGCATCGTCATTTCGGCAGCAGACGCCAATGGCGTCTACATCTGCGTGCAGACCGGCGTCTCGAGCCCGGCCACGCCTGCGCCGTGTACCGCGGCGACGGCAAGCGGGTTTCTCGGCGCTGCGGGCCAGAACATCACATTCGACCGTAGCGTAAAGAGCGTGTCGGTCTCCTGCCTTCGGTCGGCGGCATCCGATGCGAAGATCAACTACATCGTCCAGAAGTAGCCGCGTCCGGTTCGCCGCCCTCGCGCTCGCGCTGGTCCTGCCGGCCCGCGCACATGGGCAGGGGGCGACGAACCCGACATTCACGCGAATCCAGCAGGGCGCCTCGGTGGAAGGCGTCGTCGTGTCCTGCGGCACGTCGTCCACGAACCTGCTGAATTGCCCGACCGCGAGCGCAGGCGCAGGCGATTACCGGGCCGTGACTTGCCTCAACGACGGCTCAAACAAGGTCTACGTCTGCGCCAATACCAGCCCGTCATGCACCTGCGTGGCCGCTAGCGCCCCCGTGTCGTTGGCCGCTGGCTCGGCATTCACCTTCGGGGCAAGCTCCAAGAGCCTCCAGCTTTCCTGCATCACGTCGGTCGGCAGCAGTACGGTGCGATGTATCGCCGAAAGATAAGCCCCGACCAGTTTTGGGCCGCGGTGATCGGCGTCGTTTGCATGGCCCTAGCCATGCTGATCGTGCTGGCCGACATCGCCTGGCCGGCGATGCTGTCTGGCTACTCCGGCGGTGGCGGCGGCTCGGCCAGCATCACGCCGAATTCCTGCACGCTGCCCAACGTGGCAACGGGCATCGACGCCACCGGCACGCTCACCTGCACGCAGCCTAGCAACGTGACCGGCAACGCCGCAACGGCGACGCTGGCAACGGCCGCGACGGCTCTGGCCGCAGATCCGGCAAATTGCACCAACGCCAACGAATTTGCCCGCGGGGTACTAGCCTCGGGCGTGGCCGAGTGCGCGCAGCCAGCGTTCAGCAATCTGTCGGGCACAGCCGCGGTGACTCAGGGTGGGACCGGGCTGACCACGGTCGCGCAGGGCGCTGTGCTGTACGGAAGTGCGCTCAATACGGTGGCCGGGTTGGCAAAAAGCACGACCGCCACACGGTACTTAGCAAACACCGGGGTAAGCAATGCACCGGCGTGGGATCAGATAGACTTAGGGACCGGAATCACCACGACGCGGTTGCCAATGGCAAACATTCCATCTGGTGGGACGGCCTCGACGTTTCTTCGTGGCGACGGGTCGTGGGCAACGCCTACCGCTGCTGCCACCATCTACTCGGACGTATTCACTTCAAGCGGCACATGGACCAAGCAATCTGGCGTGTCCACGGTCATCGTCAAATGCGTTGGCTCGGGCGGTGGTGGGGGTAGTGGAGCAAAAGGCTCAAGTGGGTCGGCTGGTGGCGGTGCAGGTGGAGCAGGTGGATTTGTCGCCACGGCCGAATTTGACGCCGATGATTTGGGCGCCACCGTTAGTGTGACCGTGGGAAGCGGCCCAGCGGGTGGTGCAGCCAAAACTACGGCTGGTGCCGGCAATAACGGTACGGCTGGCAACGCCAGTTACTTTGGTTCAAGTTGCACGGGGTCTGTTGGCGTGTCCGGTTGCTACGTTTACGCCGCAGGTGGGGCAGCGGGTGCTGGCGGGAGCAATGCCGCAAGCACGAACACCGCCGTCACCACCAATGGCACCAGCCTAACCAACTGGATTGGCAACAGCGGCGGATATGGCGGTGGATCTGTAGGCGGGAATAACGCAATCAGCATTTCCGGAGTCTGCGAAGGCACCAAATACAATACCCCCGGCGGCGGCGGTGGTGGTGGCGGTGCTGTCAATGTCAGCGGAACCCAAGGGGGCATTGGTGGCCCGGGATGTTTGAGCGGTGGCGTGGCTACAAGTAGCGCCGCAGCCAAAACGAATGGCGATGCTGGTACGGGTTACACGACCGGAGGTCGTGTCGGAGGTGGCGGCGGCGGTGGTGGTGGCGGCCCAGCCAACACCGCTGGCAATAGCGGTGGAACAGGGGGCGCGGGCGGCACTTGCGGCGGTGGCGGCGGCGGCGGCGGCGGTGCCATTCAAGGCGGTGCCGCAGATTCTGGCGCGGGAGGAGCGGGAGGGGCGGGATGTTGTTGGGTCGTTTCGTTCTGATTTGGCTCCTGATTCCGACCCCAGCATGGGCGGCCCGTTATGCGCTGGTCGATGCCACCGGAAGGGTTTCGACCGTAATTGAGGCCAATAGCCCGCAAGCGGTTCAAGTCCCGGCAGATTGGCAGGTTGTGGAAGTGCCCGAAAATTCCCCGGCTTCGACCGGGGCAACCTACGCCAACGGCATTTTTACGCCGCCGCCGGTCCCGACCTCGACGCTGATCGAGCGCAAGCTCGACGCCGCCATCGACGCGAACTTGGCCTACCTGGCGCTGAACCCGCCGACGACGGCGCAAGCATTGGCGCAGGTCGGGGCGCTTACCCGGCAGGTAAACGGCATGCTGCGCCTCCTGCGTAACCGGCTGGACTCAGCCGACTGAGGACGATTATGCGACTGATCCTTCTGGCCCTCTTGTGCGCTGGCTGCCTTGAGCCCGGCCCGACGCCGAGCCCGACGCCGACCTCGCACTACCACGTCATCAAGTCGTCCCAGCAGTAGACCCCCTTGCGGGGCGACGTGAACTTGTCCACACGGCCAACCGATGCCGAAAGCGGCTACGCTACAGGATTTCCTCGCGGCTGAAGACGCGGCCCGGGCCTCGGCTCGAGTGCTGCCCGCCGACTGGCGGGAGGGCATGTCGCAATACATCGACCGCACCGAGGAGAACCTGTCCTCGCAGCTTCACCGGGCGGCCGAGCATGACTACGACGGGATTTGCCGCCGTATTCAAGCCCTCCGCGCCATCAAGAAGCTGATCGGAGACTCAGAGATCAAGTCGGTGGCGAAGAACTCGGCGCTCGCCCGGTTCAACGCCAACGAGGACAAGGAGATCCTGCTCGCGCAGGTTCTCACGCCTCCCGGGTGGGAGGACACCATCGGCGCCCTGCTTCGGCAGGCGGCAGCGGCGTCGAAGGAGGCTGGCATTACCGCCGGCCCAGGAGAGGACCGGAGGCTGCACTTCGCCAAGGTCCAAGAACTGGACGCCTGCCTTGCTTGGCTCCGCGAGGTCCACACTCGCGGGCATGTCGCGCTGGAAACCCAGCGCACGGCCGTTCTTCGGGCCGTAGGAAGGTAAGGCATGGCAGAGCAGACGGTAGACCCGGCCATCGCGCAGTTCGTTCAGCAGCAGGCGCAGTTCAATCAGGCAGTCGGACAGACGTTGTCCGAGATCAAGTCCACGCTGCCGAAAATCGCCTCGGCCGCTACGGCGCCCAAGCCGGCGCCCGTGGCGCCGACCGACTATGCCAAGGCCAACGAAGCCGCGATCAACGAGTTCGTGAACGACCCGGTCGGGTTCAGCGGCAAGCTGATCAACATCGCGACCCAGACCGCGCTTCAGCAGGCTCGAGCCGAAAACGAGGCCAAGATCGCGGACCTCGAGGCCAAGCAGTACGCGACGCAGCTCTACACAAGCTTCTTCGGCGCAGCCGAGAACGCAGACATCCGGCCGTACCAGGACTGGATCGCCGGCCAGATGCAGCAGATGCCTGACGGCTGGACCGTCGAGCAGAAGCTGGTGCAGGCCGCGAACAACATCCGGCAGCACCTCTCGCAGCGCGACGACTGGGTCGCTCGCAGCCGCGGGGCTGCGCCGAACTACGACGCATCGGCTGCCGGCGGCAGGCCGGCGTCGAACGGACCGGCGGTGAACGAGGAAGGCGTCCCGATGGACGAGACCTCGCTCAACATCATGCTGTCCGAAGGCACGAAGGCGTGGAAAGCGGCTCGCCGCAATCCTGCAAACCACGACGACTACAGGCGACGTGGCGGTCGGTGATGGGGATCACCGTTGAGATGACTCTGCATCGCGCTCCGAGGTTGACGATGTAATATGCCGACAGGGCAGGTTTGGTATCTGTCCGCATCGGGAGGGTACTTCGCTAACCCGAAGCTCTCGATGAACCTCCGAACGGTCGGTCAGCCGCGCACGCGGTTCCGGCAGTTCACCGAGACCAAGGAGTCCTTCGGGAAGTCGATGGGCGATGTCCTCGATTTCAACAAGGTGATGAACGTCCAGACGGCCGGCGGGAAGCTGACCGAAGGCGTTCCGATCCCGAAGACCCAGATCACGATCAACCGCGGGCAATGCGTCGCCTACGAGTACGGCAACGCGATCCCGTGGACGAGCAAGTTCGAGACGCTCTCGCAGTTCGACACGAACGATCCGATCCAGAACGCGCTGGTCAACGACAACACGAAGACCATCGACCGCGTGGTGAAGGCCGAGTTCGCGAAGAGCCGCGTGAAGTACATCCCCACCGGCACGGTCGGCGCTCCGACTGCAACGTGGGAAATCTCGACCACGCTAAACGCGGCCGGGACCGAGTACGTCGCGACGACGACCGCCACTCGCGACTTCGCGCTGTGGGATCTCAAGAACGTCGTCGACGCGCTCAAGAAGGGCGTGTTCGGGTCGTACACGGCGGTGCCGGTCGCGACCTACGACGGCAAGGACTACGTCGCGATCTCGGGCGTCGATGGCGCCCGTGCGATCAAGGACGACCCCGATTTCGAGGAGGTCGTAAAGTTCGGCGACCCCGACCGTTTCTGGAACGGCGAGGTCGGTCGCATCTACTCGACCCGGCTGGTCGAGGAAACCAACATCCTCGGGACGCTCGGAACGTCTGGCTACAAGGGCGAGATGTTCATCTTCGGCGCCGAGACGGTCATGGAGATCACGGTGGTCAACGACGAGATCCGTCGTTCGATCCCCGGCGATTTCGGCCGCGAGAAGGCGATGGCCTGGTACGCGCTGCTCGGCTTCACGCCGATCTGGCCCGGTAGCGGCATCGTCTCCGGCAGCGAGCCGATGGCGACCATCGTCCACGTCACCTCGGCCTGATTCTAGGAAAAAGGAGAACACACCGTGGCAGAGGCTTACGGACTTCAGAACAGCATCGGTGACGCGCACCGGACCAACGCTGGCGTCGGCTCGGCCGCTGGGCACGCGACCAACCCGACCTACGGGCTCGCGACCATCGGCACCGGGGCGACCGAGGGGAATTGCATCTACTCGGTCGTGGCGGTCTCTGGCGATCTTGTCATCAGCGAGTTCTACGCCTGTCTGGGCGTCGTCCCGACGACCGTGGCGCCGATCTTCAAGTTCTGGCGCCGGCCCAACGGGGCGCAGGCGCTGGCGCCGGGTGGCACGGGCGACGTGGCGATGACGCCTGCGACGCTCACCATCCCGCTTTCCAACCCGACGCCGATCACCGGCAATGTGTACGTCATCCGGTTCACGCAGAACAACGTGTTCAACCCGGGCGAGGCGTTCATCGTCGAGATCGACACCAAGGACACGGGCGCCGCGGCGCTCGCGACCCTCGGGCATAACGGCTACTACGTCCGCTTCAACGCCGACTCGGTGCAGTCCACGGCCGGCGCTGGCAAGCCGAACACCAAC